AACAGTGCGGGCATTGCTCTCGTTTATGTAAACGCAGACAATGGATGGAGGTTGAAATATAACGACTAATGGCTAACTTACAAGATATAGTAAACAGAAGTGAAGTAGGGGCTATTAAGCCTTGGACCAAAGCTGCGGCTCCAGATGGATATTTATTATGTAATGGTGCGGCTGTGTCAAGATCAACATACGCAGAATTATTTGCTGTAGTTTCTACTACATATGGTTCTGGTGATGGATCAACAACTTTTAACGTTCCTCAATTACAAGGTAAGATGCCTCAAGGTTATGATGGTAACACATACAACTTAGCAGGTACTGGCGGTGCAAATACAGTCACAGTTGCGGTAACTAATAACCAAGCTGCAACAAATGCTTCAAACCAATCTGTAACTGTAACAGGTAGTATTAGTAATACTTCTTTAACAGAAGCTCAATTAGCTGCTCACAATCACAATAGTATTGGTAACTATAATGGTGAGCCGCCTAAAGGAGGTAGAACAAGAATTACTGGAACGGGTAATAACCCTGACGCACGTGCAGGTAATCCTCATAATGGTTCAGATTTATCCCCTATACTTCTTGATTCAGGATCAGGAACTGGTCACAATCACTCTCATACTTTATCTGGTACATTAACAGGTAGCGTTACAACAAGTTTAACTGGGGCTGTAACAGCATCAGGGACAAATTCATTTTCACCTTTTGTGGTGGTTAACTATATTATAAAGCATTAGGAGATATTAATGGCGACACAAATTGTAATTTTAAATAAAGATGGAATTAAAGTAGATGATCAATTTTACATTAATTGGGCGGATAGAGGCGGATCAATGCCAGCTTTACCTGATACAATTCATGCAGTTATTTGGAACAATTTAATAGGTCAAAACGAAATTCAAAGTAAAGATGCTTCAACTGGAATGATGACAGGAAATACTAATTTAAGTGCTACAAGTGATGCTGTTGGATCAACAACAATAAATGCTTTACTTACTTGGGCACAAACAAGAAGAGATGAAGTAGAAGCTTCTCAAAGAGCTTTTGATGCTGCAGGTTCAGGTGCTGATGGCACAGCGTCTGAGGGCAAAACATGGCAAGATTACTAATCAACGTATCCAAGTTATAATTGCGTGTCTATCTCCGTTTGAAACGGGTGTAATAGCGTGTGGAAAACAAAAATTACTAGGAAAAACTACAGCACTTCCTATTTTTGGAGATATTTTGTATTGACCTTTAAAAAAAGCAAACTCACCGCCTTTAAAATTATCATTTAAAATAAAAGAACAAGATAATACTCTTGGCTCTGAATCCATGTGATCAACATGTTCTTTGTACTGACCACCTTTGTCTCCAAAATATATTAAATGTTCATATCCTGTATCTTCAGTAGATAAACCAGTTGAAAACATTTCATGATCTTTTTTATATTTTTGTAAAATGTCAGCCACAGCATTGTAGATATTTTTTTCAAATTTTTTATCAAGATCACTCCAATAACATTTTCTCATATGCCGAGCAGATTCCCTTAAAGTAACAGCTTCATAAAATTCTAAGTTTTCAGAGTTATCTATAATATCCTGACAAAGCTCTTTACTTAAAATGTTTTCGTAGCAATGAATATAATCAGTAGTTTTAATCATTTAAAAAAGTTCCTCTTACTTGTAATACTTTTCTTTTTACAGGACCTGTTACAGGACATACTTTATGTTGTATATTATTTTTAATTGCCAGTAAAGTATTGGGGTAAGGGTATACAACCAATGGAAGTCCTCTATTAGTATCAATTAAAGTTTCTCCACCCCAATTTTTGTCCCATTTATTATGAATGTAAAAAGAATAATTTAATGTATAGATACCGTCATCGTGCCAATTAATTCCTGAAAATTTATCATATTCATAACGAGCAACAGAAATACTTGAATTTTTTTGATATGGAATAAAAGGACAATCTATTAATATCTTACAAAAATTATTTAAAACATCTATATCTGTTTCAATATTTCCTTTTGTAATAGTGGCTATACTTTTTGTGTGTTCAACACTATTCATTGTTGTTGAGTTATTCTTATCTTTATAAAGATTTTCATCCCAAGTTTTATGAGAATTTAAATGTTTTTCATATGCAAATTGTATATTACCTATTTGTTTAAATAAATCATCAGGTAAAAAATCATTTATGAGAATTGCACAATCATCTATATTTGCACAAATATACATTTATTTAAAAGATTTTTTTTGCCAAAACATATTTTTATATCTATCTGCAAATTTAGTATTTAACATGTTCAAAGTTTTTTGATGAAGTTTTTCTACGTAAAAACCAGCCCACATTTTCCATGACTCACGTTTAAAAGGTATTACTTGTACCATTGGTTCTCCTTTTTTAAGCATGAATTGTTCATCTCTTTTATGAAGAAAAAAAGGAAAGTTAATATTGTTTCCATATGTATCAGTATCCACTACTCCTGAAATTATTTCAATTCTCGACTCAATTCTATTCATAGGTTTAATAAACAAACAACTATATCCAGGAGGCGTTCTAATAAGCCATTTATTTTTTAGTTTTCCTGCCATGTCTCCAAGTTTATCAGTCCATTCAGGTGGTAATTGATATTTGTGATGATACTCAAATTCCTCTTGCATATAATTTGCAGGTTTCACACTAAAGTCTGTTTCCGTAGGATCTACTAAGTAGTCTTGATCAAACGGTATAATATAACCTGCTGTTAATGAATCTAAAAAAGGTATACATGTTTTTACAGTACCTCTGTGTAAATCACCATTAACAAATCTTTCAAGTTTTTTATATTCATCAGGAATAAATCTTGATGCAGGTTTTGGGTGAGGCCACGCATCTAACATTGCTTCCTCTGTAGCAACAAATTTAATTTTTTTACTAAACATTAATTTATAAATATCCCTACGGATATCCTCCAAAAAGGTAGATTAACTTTAACAGGCATTGCATCATGCAAATCGTTACCTGAAAATAACACAAAATTTCCAGGGGTAAAATTGATTTTTTTATCTTGTACTTGTAAACTACCACCCCAGCTTTCATCCCACTCTGGTGTTAAAAAACCAACTATTGTATGTCTACAATCTCTATGATCATGAAATTGAAACTTATCACTTTTTTGTTGAGCATTTAATGTAATTGATTTTACCTCATAAAAACCTAAATCAAAATTTTTTTCTTTTCGCAATGAACTATTAACCGCAGAAACCAATGCAGTGAAGTAACCAAACCAATATGGATTTAGTATCATGTTATCAAAAGACACTTTAAAAGTAGGATGATAAATACTTATTGGATCATAAGGTGTATCAATTCTCCAATTTTCCTCTAGCAGTTTTTTATACACGTCTTTTATTTCGTATTGATTTAAAACATTTTTAATTTCATAAATATTAGTCATGATCATCCCTAGAACCTTCAACAATAAAATTAAAAGACATTGATCTTCTTATATCTCCTTTTACTTTTGTTTTAAAAGGCATAACGCAATGTTGATGTGCTGCTTCAAAAATATAAAAGTGCCCAACTTCAGGGTCTGTCCATGTTGTGTAAATTCCATCATGACCAATAAAACCTAATTTACCATCTTTAAATTTATGTGGATCTTTTGTATCATCAATAAACTTAGGAACTTTTAAAAACATAACAGTAGACCAACCTGTAGTATCATGATGTGTATGAGGTGGATTATACTCACCTTCCTTCATATCATTAATCCAACAGCTTAAAATTTTTAATTTTTTTTCTTGATCAAATTTACCAAGATCATCCAAAGTATTTACATAGTCATTCATGCAATCAACCATATATTTCGATGCTTTTGTTTCCGCTAAAAGGTGTGTAAATTCTTTTTCTGAATCTAACCTGCCTGCTAGTCTAGGTCCAAAAGAATTTAATTTTTCCTTGTGTGCTTCATACCTATTGTTAAGATCTTGTATGGCATCTAAAGGTATATCGTATCTTTTGACTATTCTTCCAAATAATGTTGTCTGTGCTTTCATTGTAAACTCACCCAAAATTGAATACTAAATCTTTGTTCTAAAAAAGGAACATCTTGTTTATTTTCAGAATATAAAGGAGTTATTGCATGTGGAATGTATGAAGGAAATACTACCATAAAATTGTTTCTATTTTTTACTTCTATATTTTTATTGTCATAAAAAAGCATATCTCCTCCTTGAAGAGAGTCTCCTTTATTTAATATTAAATTAAACGTAAAAATATTTTTATTTGGATTATCTTTGTGCCAATTATAATAACCTCCGTTATTGTAACTAATTACATGTATGTTCCATATTAAATTTCTTTTTAAAAATTCAAATACAGGCGAGGCGTGTTTATCTGTGTGATAAAATAAACCTTGATGCAAAATCCATTTGTGAAGACCTTCAATAAAAGTATTATTATTTTCGATTGTTCTATTATCTAACCAAAAATCTAAACCTCCACAAGAACTTGAAAATAATTCTTTTGTTACACCATCTTTATTTGACCAATTAGGAATTTGAAACATTTTTCTACTGTTTAAAATATCGCTGTATAATTCATCCACCTGTTGTTGTGGTAAAAAATTATCACAAGCTATTATGTTCTCCGACAAGTTATAGTATTTCATTCTTTTTTCTGCCTCTTTCATAACATGAATTTACTGTCAAGAAAACAATTATAAAAAGATTACTTGATATATTCTGTACACATGTTTAAATTAGATCTCACCCAAAAATTATAAATCAAGGAGATATTATGGAAAATCAAGAAGTATTGAAGGCTATAGCTACCCTTGCTGATAAGGTGAGTCGTTACCACGAACGTTTATTAGCAGTGGAAAGAGAAAACGAAAAACTACAAAAACAATTATTAGACCACAGAAATGTGCCTCATATTCATACAATTGAAGGTAAACCCCATAGCTCCGATGCGACTGTCATGGTAACGGGTTTAGACTCTGATATGGAATGTGAAGCTTGTAGTGCTTAATTAATCAGGAGTTACACCTAACATATCTGCTAAAGAAGGAGCAAATACTTTTACATCTCTTCTAATTTTTTCAGCAGTTGTAGATGTTCCTGGGTTATCAATATCAGCTTGCGCTTCTGCTTCTGAGTTATACTCAGCACCTGTATCTACATTTGTAAGTGTTGTTTCAGTCTTTACTTTATAATGTGGAATTTTTCTTCCATCTTCTGTTTCAATGTGTCCTAGTAATTCAGCAGGTTCTATTATAGGCATTAGTCGTTTCTCCAATTTATGTTAAAACTAATAATAACTCTGTCCTCATTAGAGTTATTAGTTTGTACTTCATGTTGTAACCATGATGGGAAAAAAATCAAGGAATTCTCAGTAGGTTCCCATTGTACGCTGTGAGCGAGGTGTACGGAAGCTTTTGTAGTTCTTGGTGGGGATAACACCTCTGACTGTGGTTTAGGCTCTATAAACACAAGATTTCCAGATTTTTTAGGTGCTTTTAAGTAAAATACGCCCGATAGAAAACTAAAGGGATGTGTATGTATATTATTTCTTGATCCAGGTGGATTTATCATACCCCACATACCCGTCATCTCAGGATTATAATCATCTTGAACATCCATGTGATTAAAGCAGTCTTTAGAATATTTAAGTATATCACCAACTAAAGGCTTAAACTCTGGTATATTAAAAATTTCATCATCACTATGCCAACCACCTACATTTGATCTTGGCATGCCTTCTTTGTCTTGTTGTTTTAATTTGTAAATATCATGAACAATTTTTTCGTAACCTTTTAATTGTAATGAAAATACTGGAGTAATAAACAGGGAGTGTAAACTAATCAAAGTTGTCCTTTCGTGACCTCCATAAAACTTGCTATAATGTGCACCTGATTGGCAGCATTGGCTTGAACTTTAAGAACATCACTTTCTTGCAGAACTAAAGGTTGAGTCAATAATTCTGTTGTTGTGTTTGTAGCAACACTCTTTGCTTTGAATACTTCAAAAGTTGCAGCTCCTCTGACAACTTCAACATCAACTAAAGTTGTTGAACCAGAGTCATTACAAATTAAAAGAGATTTTACTACATCCGTAGTAGGCATAACTGGTGGCGTTGCACCAGGATTAGCCGTAGGAACTGTTATAATAGTTGTTAAATTTGTTGTGGTGATATCCACCATTGCGCTTTTAAATACATTAGCCAAGGAAAAAAGCCTCCGACTGTGATTCTTCTTTTAAATCTTGTTGGTAGTTTGTGTTAAGTAAAAGAATAATTTGATCCAATAGTGCAACCATTTGATCAAACTGATTGGGACTATACTCTTCTGTAGCATTTGGTAATCGTGTAATTGTTATTTTAGCCATTATCTTCTTCCGTCTGGTCTAAGTTGTAACTTGGTAGATCCAAGTCTCCAAGCTGTATCATTAACTGTGTTGGTTTCATATTTAATTTTAACCGCTCTACCTCTGCCTCTTATATCAATTTTTTCTGTAGTGCTAGTAATACTGCCTGTTGTAGTTACGTTAGCTGCAGACTGTGGATACTGTTCTAATGTTAAAGTAGCTGTCATTGTATTAGTTAAGTTATCAAAGTCAGGAACTAATCTACTAACTGACATGAGCTCATCACCATCAGCAATTTCAACAGATCCAGTTGTTAAAAAAGCAGATAAAGCTGTACCATCCGCTTGGTTATTACCTGATTCATGTTCGTAAAGATAAGAAGCACCTGCAGTCAAACCTAATATAGTTGATACATTTGCTGTTATGGAAGCATCATATTCTGTAGCAATAGGGTTTTCATATACATAAGCACCGAGCCAAGTTGTTCTACCAAGGTTAACAGTGTACCAAGTGTTTTCTAAATAATTGTAAGCAACGCCTCTGTCTATTGCTGTAGCGTTTGCTGAAGGGTAATACCAAATAATTTCATTAAAAGCTGTATTTATACCACAGGCAATATCATTTCTATTTGTGTAACTAAGATCATCAAATACATAATCCTGTACCGAACATGGCATTTTTTTGACAACACCATCATACATGTAAAAAGAATTATCAGACATCCAATATGCTCTACCATTTACTTCAACAGCAGCATGCTGTGCTATCAATCCACAGTTTGCACCAAGTTGTCTAAGACCAAAAGTAAAAGGTGTACCAACAAACTGAACACCATGAAGTGATGTATCTGTCCAAACAAGTATTTGACCTGATGATTTAACAGCACCTACTATTCTAGAGCCATCTGATATACGCAGTGAACCAGCCTCATTTGTTGCAACTGGTGTATACTCTGTAGCATCCTCTCGATCAGAAAAACGAAATAACAAATCATCTTGTGATGCTGGTGTGCCAATAGTAGTTTCTGTACCAAAAATCATTAAATGTCTTGTGTCAGTAGAAACCAAACTAAATCTTGATGCAGTAGGAGCGTTAGACAATGCTGTTGCTCTTGCATCTATTGCACCAGAAAGATCTTTTATATAGGTGCTACTATTTAAAACCGTGGCTATTAAATCTTCTCCAAAATTATCTAATGCCCAACTACGTGCAAAAACAGTTACATCTGAAGAGGTGCTTGGTTCATCCCATGCACCAGCACTCCAAGTATCTGTGCCCCATCCATAACCATAAGTTGATGCGGTTTCCCCAATATTAATTTGATAATTAGCATTACCTGATCCGCCTCCGCCAGAAGTAGAACCAGAAGCTGCGCTGGTATGTGTTACTTTGTAAGTATTTGCATCAACACGTGTTGTAACTTCAAACTCATTATTCATATCTAAACCATCTATCGCAGAAAAAGAATCAAAGGTAACAAAGTCTCCTTCAATAGCGCCGTGGTCTGCATCAGTTACTGTGACTGTTGTTGTACCGTTTGTTGTAAAAGGATTTGTTAAAGCTGCTGTTTCTCTAATAGGTGTAATGTCATAGAGAGCACTACCCGAGAATAAATATAATTTTCTATCAGTTCCTAAAGCAAGGTATCTAGTTCCGTCTAGACCAATCCAGCTATGCGTATCACGGACCACGCCCACAACAGTTTTATTTGGATCTGGCAAATAAGACCAACCTTTCCATCTTTCAGGCTTTCCGTAGTGAAAACGTACAAGATTTGAGTCAACATACTTACGTTGATCTCCTGCTGAGTAAGCGGTATCTTGTTTATCAATGCCTGGTTGGAACTTTAAGTCAACTAATTTCATGTCGGAGTATACTAAATTATTTATTGTTTTGTGGCAAGAATTGAGTGGCTACGTTTCCTTTGAATGAGTAATTACCCATGTGTGTCATACCGCTAACAATATCAGCGTATATTTTACCACCTATTTTTTGCCATAAACGACAAAAAGCGTAGTCTTCTGACAAATATCTTTTGGTATCAGGCTCTATCATTGTGTCGAAAAAAGCATAATTCCAATCAGATGTGTCGTGATATCCAAAGGTTTTGTCGTGAGGATCTCCTAAGTGTTGATCAGATTTAAATCTAAGATGAGGATATGCTAATGCCATTTTTTTGAAAACATTTCTTTTAATTAACATAAATCCTGTGGCTCCATCTAATACTTCTATAAATCCTTTTTTTGCCATTACTTTCTTTGGATTTTTAACATTTAAATTATATTGTAAAGATGCTGCATGTAACTCATCTTCTTTAATGTTTGGATTTTCCTTTACTCTTCTAATTGCTTTTGTCCAATCAATCACCTTTCGTGGATATACTCCTGTCACTACATCTTCATCTAAATCTAACATACGAAAGACAGACTCAGGATTAAAAGCTAAATCAGCATCAATAAACAAAAGATGAGTATATTGTTCGTCATCCATAAATAATTGCACTAAGGTATTACGAGCCCTTGTTACCAAAGACTCGTTACCAATAGTTCCAAATTGTAATTCTATTTTTTTACTAGCTGCTAAAGCTGTAAGCTGTAAACAGCTTTTAAAATAATCTGCTGTCAGCATGTTGCCATAACAAGGTGTACCAATAAATATTTTAGTCATTATTTTCCCATAGTGATATAGAAAGAACTATTCTTTCCGTTGAAGAAAAAGCATGATGAATATTATTTTTATAAATATATAGAATATCACCAGGGCATACTTTTACATCTTCACCTTTAATGTGATAATAAGTATTTTTATAGACACCTAAAATAATAACATGTTCTGGATCAATATGACTTCCTCCTCTTTGTCCTTGAGTAGAGAAGAAAAAATCAAGTTTACCAAATTTATAATGAAATGTATTTTCTAAAATACTACTTAAAAATGTTAAGTAAGTTTTAAAAAAAACAGACGTTTGATCATTAACAATATTATGAATTTGACCAATAAAAGGATTACCTTTGTATTCCATTTCTAATTTTGGATAAACATTAAAAAGTTCATACATACTATTAAAATCAAAATCCAACCCAAGAGATTTTAAATTTATTGCATTTTTAATTAAAACATAACCTTTACTTTTATGTGCTTTTTTTATTTTATTATTCATTTAGACAATATTTTTACCTCCAAAAAATGCTATGGAAGCTATTGAACGTGGTGTTGTTGACATTGATTTATGCCATACTCCTTTGTTAATGTATAACATGTCTCCCCTCTCAATTATATAATCTTTATTAGTGTCAATCATTCTGTATGTAGTTTTACCACATAAACCTAATAAAAAAACATCTTCAAGATCAACATGAGAAGGACCTACATTTGTTACAAAAGAAAAAAAGATATCAACTCCATCTTTAATGTCTGGAACATATTTAAATGTTTTGTTTAAAAAATCTCTATACATATAAATAGTAGTATCAATTTTATCTATATTTTTTAACTGCCAAACAGCATTATATTCTGGTCCCCCCATTAATTTTTTTTCAACGTCTAAAGAATAATCATCAACCAAAGAAGATATTTTATTAAAATCGTAAGTATCTAATATGGTTGTAAAATTTTTAATAAAAGTTACTTTTTGTTTTTTTATGTTTTCAATGTTTTTTTTATTTAACAGCATAATCTACCTTTAAATATTCTATTTTCTTCAACCAATCTTTAGGTATAGCAATAGCACCGCCGCCTGTAATGTCATCTTTATCTCTACTATAAGAGCGCATAATAATTATTTTTTCTTCACCATTATGAACCATCCACCCTACTTCTTGGCACACGGCCAACGGAGCATTAATAACATCTTTTATATCGAGCCAACCTGTCTCTGTATCACGGGCATCGAGCCACGTCACACGGACCATAGGTACTTTGTCAATGTTCATTATTTTCTTTTTTATAGTATTTAAAAGTTGCTACCATTCTAAGTTCCGTACAAATTCTACTTACTTCTCTTGCACAATGAGGTATTTGACCATCAAAAACAACCACTCTTCCAGGTTTTGGTATAACGGAAGAGATTATTTCTGTTTCTTCGTTATTAGTATAAATAGTTTCACCTGCATAAGACATTGCCCAAAGTTTGTTTAGATAAAACATTATTGTGTAACAATCACCATCTCTATGCATTTCATGGTGTGTTCCATAAACATACCCACTTGCATAAGGCTTGTCTAACACATGTGTATTTTTTAAATGCGGTAATTTATTACTAAAAATTTCTTCAGCTTTATTAAATAAAATATGATCTTCTTCAAAATCTCTGCTTAAATCTTTGTAAAACTTTCTCCAATTAGTATTAGCATTACCTTCTCCTGTAAAATGCCAAGGACTTAGATCACGATAATACCCATATAAAAAATCTACTGTGTTTTCATCAAAAACATTATCAATTATTTCAAGCATTAATTATCTAAAGGCTTTGGTTCTTCTTTTTTAATTAAATGTAAGTTAAAAGATACCGATCTTCTCTCTTCATTTGGGGTTCTAAATGGATATACGCCGTGTGCTAACCAGTTTGGAAACAAAAATATATCACCAACCTTTGGTGACTCTTGATGCTTATGTCCACTAAACGTTGCCGCTTGACCATTGAACCAACATATATCACCTACTGTTGGGTAGTGATCTTCCTTTGCATATTCTTCTGGTAAACTTTTTGGTACTCGTAAATAACATACACCAGATAATTGACCCTCGTGTATATGAAAAGGATTAAAGTCTCCTGCATATTGGCTCACGGACCACATAGATTGAATAACCATTTTACCTACATATTCAGGAGAAATAGTTTCACTAGCTGGTGGTATAGAAATATAATTTTTAACCATCTCACCAATTAATTGAACCATTGGCATAAACTCTTCTGTGTTCATCCAGTCTTGTGGAAAACGAACTTCTTGTTTAACATTACCTGCTAAGTTACCTGAATGATCAAACTCTTTAGATAACTTCTTATCAGTCAACATCTCTGTTGCTTTATCATCAAGCATTTTGGTAATGAAATCAGGCATCTTGCCTCTCATTATTGTAGGACCAAAAGGTCTAATAGTGTCAAACTGTAAGACTTGTTCGGTTGGTTGTTTCTTTTTAGCCATGCTTTTCCTTTCTACTTGCAAATATCTATTGTCATATAGCAATATTTTGCCTATAAATATATAATTAAATAGGCTTATTTATCCAAGGGCAGCCTCCTTGCATACGACAATCACATAAATTGCAGGTTATTAGGAGATTATGCTTAAAGGTTTACGAGGAATATTAGAAAAAGGTCTGCAGATAGCAGCACCTATTATTGGCGGTTCAATGTTTGGAGCGCCTGGAGCAATGTTTGGCTCAGGTATCGCATCATTATTATCAGGTGACAAAGTACAAGATGCTTTACTTAAAGCAGGCATGTCTGGCATAGCAGGATATAGAGGTGCAGACAACATAAGTATGATAGATAGAATGACAGGTGGTCGTATGTCTCCTGAAGAGTTTAAAGTTATTACAGGCAAAGGAGGAGGAGCAGGAAGAGGCGGAAATCAATTAATGCAGAATCTAATGAATAAAATGGATACTCGTAAAGGAGGATTTATCGATACTATTTTTTCTCAAAGAGGCACAGAAACAGATCCAAAACCTTCTTTTGGTATGCAAGCGATATCAGCAGGCTTACCTGCATTTTTATCTTACTTAGCAGCAAAAGAAGATGCTAAAAAACCAGGACCAGAAGATCCAAGTAAATACATGAGCGCAGTAGATACGATGTATGGCGGACAATTTGAAAGACCACCAGAGGAAAGACGAATACAAAATTTATTGCCTACATATAAAGCTGCAGGCGGTATGATGGGACAACAACCAGTTAACGGATTAAAAGCAATGGATCCTGTTCAATACTCAGCAATGACAGGTCAAGGTATTATGGGTATGGCAAAAGGTGGAGATGTATTTCCAAGAAAAACAGGCCAGATAAATGGACCTGGTACAAAGACAAGTGATTCAATACCTGCAATGTTAAGTGACGGCGAGTTTGTACAACGAACAGATGCTGTTAATGGAGCAGGTGTAATGATGGGTGCAAAAAATGCACAACAAGCAAGAGACAAAGGTGCAGACTTTATGTATGCACTACAAGATAAACTTGCTAAAATGGGTCAGAGAGTAGCATAATGGTACAAACAGCAACACAAATATCAAGAGAAGCACCTTTTTTAGAAGATTATAGAAGAAGACTTTTAGATGGTGTATATGGCGGAACTGAACTTTACACGCAAGCTGAAATAGATTCTCCAGACTTTAAAGGCCCTCCTGGTGCCAAAGCTGGTGATAAAAAATCACCAGGTCTTTTAGATACACCTGTAGATCAGTTTCAACGTGGCATAGCTAGTTTTGCACCAACAGAGTCAGCAGCTTTTTCTCAAGCAGCACAACAAATGGGAATTGATCCTACAACAGGACAACAAACAGGTGTAGCCTCTTTTCAACCTTTTATTAATCAAGCGCAACAAGGTCTTACGTCGGCTATGGGTACGACTGCTTTAGGCATACCCTCTTTACAAGCGGCACAACAACAGTACGACCCTACCCAAGCAAATACGCAAGACTTTATGAATCAGTATCAAGCTGATGTAACTAAAAAAGCTTTACAGCAAATGGATGAGCAAGCAGCAAAAGCTCAATCAAATCTTGCAAGTCAAGCACAGAAAGCAGGAGCTTTTGGTGGCGCACGATTTGGTGTACAAGAAGCAGAATTAGCAAAAAATTTACAAGACATAAAATCAAAAAGAGTTTTTGAAGATTTATCTAAAAACTTTATGCAAGCACAACAAGCAGCAATAGGAACAAGTGAGTCAGCAAGAGCAAGAGAACTACAAGCAGCGCCTGTTTATGGTAATCTCGGTGCAGCAGCAGCGCAACAATCATTAGGCTTTGGTAATCTCGGTGCACAACAATTTGGGTTAGGACAACAAGGTATTCAATCATTACTTGGTGCTGGTCAAGTTCAACGAACAAGAGGTCAAGCATTAGAGGATGAAGACTTTAGATTTAAAACTGCACAAAGCTTAGAGCCTAGACAACGAATTCAATTTGGTGCTGACATTTTAGCAGGAACTCCTTCTATTCAACAGTCTATGAGTCAACAGCCAATACCATACACTAACCCATTAGCAGCTGCAGTCGGCGGAGGCCTAGCAGGTCTTGGCGGCCTAGGTGCAATGTATAGTAGTTAGGTAACATGGCAGATTCTATTTTTAATAGACCAATGTTTGCAGCAGCATCGTATGCTGATCCTACAAAAGCAAAAAAAAGTAAAGCAGAAGCTCCTGTTACTTTTGGCTTTGATGATGTTTATAAATCTGATTTTATGCCTTTTGATGCAGAAGGTGTTGCAAGCTTAATGCAAACATATGCACAGCCTGAAGCTACAAGACAAGCGTACGAAGAGTTTGCAGGAACACCAAAGTCATCTGAAGAATTTGCTGCTGAGTATGATAGCATGTATCCTGAAACAGAATCAGTAAATGAAAATTTTGGCTTTGAAAAAAACTTAGCTATTGCAAGATTAGGATTAGGATTAATGCAACCAACACCAGGCGGAGCGATGGCTCCAGCTATTGCACGAGCAGGTGAGAATTTTTTAGCAGATCTTGCTACTGTTAATGAAAAAAAACGACAAGCAAAAGCAGCAAACAGAGAACAAGAACGAGAAGATGAAAGAGCAAAAAGAGAATATGTATTAGGCGCCT